AGCAGGAGTACTACTGCTCCTGGGAGGGGGCGATGGAGGGCTCCTACTACGGTGACCTCCTCTCGCGGGCGCGGGCGGACGGGCGGGTCGGGCCGTTCCCCTGGGACATGTCCTACACCGTGGACACCGCCTGGGACCTCGGCGTGGACGACTCGACCGCCATCGTGTTCACCCAGACGATCCGGGGGGTGCCTCGGATCGTGGACTACTTCGAGTCCCACGGCCACGGCTTGCCCTGGTACGTCTCGAAGCTCCGCCGGGAACTGGAGTACACCTACGGCATGCACTACGGCCCCCACGACATGAAGGTGACCGAGTGGGGGACGGGCAACACCCGGGTCCAGACCGCGGGCGAGCTTGGCCTACACTTCGAGGTCGTGCCCAAGCTCAAGCTGGAGGACGGCATCGACGCCACCCGGAAGTTCCTGGCGAAGGCGGTCTTCAACGAGCCCAAGGCCGAGAAGCTCCTCGACATCCTCGCCTCCTACCGCCGGGAGTGGGACGAGGAGACCTACACCTGGAGCAAGCAGCCGATCCACGACTGGACCTCGCACGGGGCGGACGCCATGCGCTATCGCTCCGTCGCCTACTACGACCCCGACCTCTCACGGCGGGCCCAGTCCCATGCGAGAATGAACTTCAACGTGGTCGGTGATCCCTCCCAGCAGGAACAGGCCGAATCTCACGGCGTCTTCGAGCGGTGGAAGGACCGCTGGCCGGCGGAGGGCCGCTGGGCCGACCCCAGGCAGCAGGCCCGTGCGGAGATGGACTGATGGAAGACGACCGGGAACTAGCGAAGCGGGTGGACGCCGGGCGCGTGCTCGTCTTCACCCGGCAGAACGAGACCATCGTGGGGCTCCGCTTGGGCGACGAGTACGTGTGGGGCCTCGACGCCGTGGCCATCTGCCGGCGGGTCCTGCCCTACTGCCGGCGGAATCACACCCTGGTCAGTCTCGCGGTCGAGTACGCCGACCTGTGGGACATCATCGGCAAGGACGTGGTAGTCTCTGATCCCGAGAAGATCGCTCGACTAGAGCAGTTCGTCGCCGAGTACAACCGGCGACGGCGGAAGGTGTACGGACGTGCTTCCTAGAGATCAAGAGGTTCTGTGGGCGGTCGGGTTCATCGAAGGTGAAGGCACGATTTACATGAACGACCGCAACGGCAAGGGAAGCATTGTAATTCAGGTTGGTCAGACAAGCGTTCTTCCCTTGGAGCGGCTTCAAGCCCTCTGGGGCGGTAAGATTGACCCAATGAAGGTAAACCCCCGGTACTCGCCCGCGTGGCGATGGCGAGCAGCCTCATGGCGGGCGGCTCAAGTAATCCGGGAAATCATGCCGTATCTCACGCCAGGTCATACCCGCCACGAACAGGCGGTCAGAGCCCTTGCTTGTAGAGCGGCGCAGGAAGCACGAGGCAGCGTGAAGATGCCTCCTGCGATATAGGAGGGCCCTGACAATCTGTAAGAAGGTCCAGCGTTGGTTTGACCCCCTCGGCTCGGAAGTGATGGACACCCCGAGCGCCCCCAAGACTCCGACCCCGCCCCCGGCTCCTCCGGCGCCGGATGCTCCACCTGAAGTGGGTGAGGCCCCGAAGGTCCCGAAGGCCGAGTCGCCCGAGGCCCAGGCTGCGGCCATCCAAGCCAGGGCCGAAGCCGAAGAGCGGCGTCGGAAGTCCACGTTCCTGACCGGCCCCGGGGGCATCTCCAAGGAGAAGTTCGGCAACCCCGCCGACATCCGCAAGGCGAGTCTGTTCGGGGGCGGGAGCACGGGGTACTAGTCCGTGCCGCCTTACGTCGACTACTCAGGGCCGGCGCTCGTTACGGAGTTCGACCGCCGGGAGATGGGCATGCGGCTGTGGAAGCCGACATGGCAGGACATCTCCGACTACGTGCTGCCCCGCAAGGGCAACATCAACCGCACCCTGTCGCCGGGCCAGCAGAACATGGCCCAGGTGCTCGACGGCACCGCCATCCACGCGAACCTGCTGCTCTCCGCTTCGATGCACGGCTCCCTCACCCCGTCCGCCCTGCCGTGGTTCCGCTACCGCGTGAAGGGCCTCCGCCTCAAGCCGGGCTCCGAGGAAGACAAGTGGCTGGAGGCAGTCACCCATATCACCGAGGAGTTCCTCCGCTACTCGAACTTCAACGACGAGTCCAACGAGATGTACCAGGACCTTTCCGCCTTCGGGACCGGGTGCATCTTCGTCGAGGAGTCGCCGCGCCTGCGCGGGCAGTTCACCGGGTTCCGCTTCCGCTCCATCGACATCGGCTCCTACGTGGTCGAGGAGAACTTCGAGGGCCGGGTGACCGGCCACTGGCGGAAGTTCGAGCTACCCGCCCAGGTCGCCGTGGAGCGATTCGAGGGCAAGGTCGGGCCCCAGGTCGCCAAGGCGGCCCAGGAGGAGCCCGAGCGCCGCTTCCCCTTCCTGCACGTCGTCCGCCCGCGTGAGGTCGCCCGGCCCGGCCTGGGCCCCCTGTCGCGCCCGGTGGGCTCCTGGTACGTGGACTACGAGCACAAGCTGGTCGTCGAGGAAGGCGGGTACCACGAGTTCCCCTACATGGTCTCGCGCTGGTCGAAGGCCCTCGGCGAAGAGTGGGGCCGCGGGCCGGGGCTCACCGCGCTCCCCGACACGAAGACCTTGAACAAGCTGATCGAGTTGAAGCTCGGCGTGCTCGGCAAGATCGTCAACCCGCCCCTCAAGGTCCGGGACGAGGGTGTGGTGGGCGTCGTCCGCCTGACCCCGGGTGGCCTCACCCACGTCCGCGACATGGACGCCGTACAGCCCCTCGACCTGGGCGGGCGGGGCCTCCAGGCGGCCGAGATGGAAGAGGACTCCCTCCGGCAGGCCATCCGCCGGTACTTCTACTCCGACCAGCTTCAGCTTCAGGAAGGCCCCCAGATGACGGCCACCGAAGTCCAGGTGCGCTACGAACTCATGCAGCGCATCCTCGGGCCGACCCTGGGCCGCATCGAGGGCGAGTTCCAGAACCCGATGCTGGAGCGCATCTTCCACATTCTGCTCCGGGCCAAGATGTTCCCGCCCATGCCGAAGCCACTGGAGAAGCTCTACCTCGGGGGCCGGCTCGACATCGAGTACGAGGGCCCCTTGGCGCGGGCCGCCCGCCTCCAGGAGTCCCTCGCGCTCCAACGGTTCTACGCCATCGCCGCCCCGCTGGCCGCGGCCGACCCAACCGTGCTGGACGGTGTGGACAACACCGAGGCCATGCAGGTCCACGCGGAGTCCCTGGGCGTCCCCTCCCGGGCCCTCCGCTCGCCCGAGCAGATCGCCGAGATTCGTCGGGCTCGCCAGGCCGCCCAGCAGGCCGAGATGCAGCAGATGGCCCAGGCCGGCGCGCTGGAGGCCCTCGGCAAGTACGCGCCCTTCCTCAAGGCCCAGAACGAGGCCAACGAGGGCATCTCGGGCCTCGCGGGGAGGGTGTAGTGGACTTCGCCCGCATCGAGCGCATCGCCCACCAGAGGACGTGGGATGAAGAGACCATCGAGAAGCACAAGCGGGCCATCGAGGACGCGCTCCTCGCGCTCGTGCAGACCAAGGAGGGCATCCTCTTGCTCGAACTGCTAGAGGACACCCACCTCTACCGCGTCTCCAAGGACCAGTTCGAGGAGGGCCAGCGGTCGGTGCTGCTCGGCCTCTACTCCATGATCGCGTCCGCCTTACGGCGTCAGGCGGACGAGGAGGCCCAGGCATCCGGCCTGAAGCCCCTGACCCAGACGCACGCAGTTACCCAGGAGGGTACTTCCAATGGCTAACGATCCGGTCCCGAGCCCGGCCCCGCCGGGGAACTCAGACCCCAACCCGAATCCCAACCCGAACCCCCCAGCGCCTCCGGCGGCACCCGAGTGGCTGGTCTCCATCCAGGACCCGGGCCTGAAGGAGAACGGCTCCCTCAAGAAGTTCAAGGACGTGCCCACCCTCGCCCAGAGCTACGTCGCTCTGGAGAAGGAGATGGGCTCCCGCGTGAAGTTCCCCGACCCCAAGGACGAGAAGGCGTCGGCCGAGTTCTGGGAGAAGGCGGGCGTCCCGCGAGGGCCCGAGGGCTACAAGTTCGAGGAGCCGAAGTACCCCCAGGGCTTCCCGGACCAGTACAAGCTCGACGGCGAGGACCTGAAGGAGATCGCCGCCCTGTGCCACCAGCTTCGCATCCCGCAGTCGTCGGCCCAGGGGCTCGTCCAGCACCTCGTCCAGCGGTCGGTGGAGTCCGCCGGCACGCTGATCGCCAACAAGACCCAGCGCCGGGACGCCTACATGGAGTCCCTGCGCGGGGCCTGGGGCGTAACCTTCGAGCGGAACATCTCCCTGGCCAACCGGGTGGTGGGCACGTTCGACCCTGACGGCAAGCTCCGCACCGTGATCGAGCAGAAGGGCTGGAACATGGAGCCCGAGTTCGCCATGTTCATGGCTCGCATCGGGCACGCGATGGGCGAGCGGGACCTCCTGGTGGGGGAGCCCACCGGCAGCAACGTCTCCCCCGAGGCGCTCAAGGCCGAACTCGCGGCCATCGAGAACAACCCGAAGTTCTGGAAGGGTGACCTCGACAAGACCGAGCACTCCCGCCTGGCGACCCGGCGCTCGGAAATCTACAAGCTCCTGTACTCGACCCCCTAGAACGCTAGGTGTTGAAAACGGTGGTAGGGGGTCATACCCTTACCACCGTAGCGAGTAACACCGCCCGGTGACGAACGCGGGGGCCGAAAGGGAACCCCCACCTCCCGATCCGGGACCGAGAGCAGGGCCCGCCTCCGCGGACAACCCTCCGAGGGTGTTCACGCAACGTGAACATTGGCCGGTGATGAACCGGCCCGGAGGGTACGAAGATGTCGTTCCAGATCGACACAGCGTTCGTCAAGCAGTACCACGACACCATCGAGCGCCTCCTGCAACAGCGCGGCTCCAAGCTGCGGAACCTCGTGCGGAACGAGTCCCAGCACTCCGAAGAGCAGTTCTGGGAGCAGGTGGACAAGGTGGAGGCCGCGGAGGTCACTGACCGCCACGGCGACTCCCCGCTCATGGAGACTCCCCACGCTCGGCGCCGGGTCACCCTGCGGCAGTTCGAGGTCGGGGAACTCATCGACAACTTCGACAAGGTGAAGATGCTGATTGACCCCACCAGCGTCTACGTCCAGAACTTCGTGGACGCCCTCGGTCGGAAGGTGGACGACGAGATCATCGACAAGATGCTCGGCACCGCCTTCACCGGCAAGAGCGGCGGCACCTCCACGGCGTTCGACACCACGAACATGCAGGTCGCGGTGAACTTCGGGGGCGCCGACTCCAACCTGACGATCAACAAGCTGATCGAGGCGCGGAAGAAGCTCCTGGAGAACCACAACGACCCGGAGATGCAGCCGTGGTACATCGCGGTCTCCGCGAACAACCTGGCCTCCCTGCTCAAGACCACTCAGGTCCAGAGCGCGGACTACAACACCGTGCGGGCCCTGGTCCGCGGTGAGATCGACACCTTCCTCGGCTTCAAGTTCGTCCACACCGAGCGGCTGCTGGCCAACGCCGGCAACGTGCGGCGTGTGCTGGCCTGGGTCAAGGATGGCGTGATGCTCTCCGTGGGCAAGGACATCACCACCGAGGTCGCGCGGCGCGCGGACAAGCGGTTCTCCTGGTACGCCTACGCCTGCGCCTCGTTCGGCGCGGTGCGGATGCAGGAGAAGAAGGTCGTGGAGATTCTCTGCGACGAGGACCTGTAAGGGTCTTGAACCACTAGCCCCTCTCGGGGAGCGGGGAAGAACCGCACCCGGGAGGGCATGCAGAAGGAAGAACGGACATGGCTCTGACACCGAGCAAGTCCACGCAGTACACGAAGACCAGCAACACCCCGAAGGAGTCGGTCCCGTCCTCGGACTGGGGCTCGAAGCTCCGCGCCTCCATCGGCGAGTGGACCTTCACCGCCGCGGGCACCGGCACCGGACAGATGATCAAGCTGCCCGCCGGCAAGGTGCGGGTCCTCGGGGGCCTGTCGCGCGTCATCCAGACCAACGCCGGCTCCGCCACCTCGGACCTCCACGTCGGGAACGCTGCGTTCACCAAGGCTGACGGCACCGCGGGCGCCGCGGACGACAACTCCCTCGCGGACGACCTGGACGCGGGAGCGGCCATCAACTCGGCCCTGGAAGCCGCGTCCAAGAAGTACGTCGAGTTCGACTCGGCGGACGGGGTGGACATCGAGGTCATGTACGACACGGCGAACTCGCCGGCCGCCGGGACCCTGACCGTCATCCTCGTCTACCAGATGGGCAACTAACCGGAGTCGAGTGGGGGCGGGCAACCGCTCCCACTCCCCTTCGGCCTGGAGACCAACCATGCCGCTCTACACCCGTGCCTTCCGCAACAAGTGGCTGGGCCAGCCGGCCACGGCCCAGAACGTCGTGCCGGTGGCTGCTGGCATGCAGGCTCCCTTCCCCGAGGCGTTCGACTACATCCGCTTCCAGAACGCAGCGGCGGCGGCGGGCATCGCGCTCGTGGGCCTGCTCCCGGACTCCATGTGGGAGGCGGGCCAGTGGGTGAACTCGACCACCACGTACACCGCCGACACCACCGATGCCCAGGACGCGGATACCAACGACTTCGCGCTGGAGACCACCACCCTCAACGATGGGTGCGTGTTCGGGGCTGATGTCCAGTATGGGGTCGTCTCCATCGACGTGACCACCGCCGGGGTGGGTGGCACCGCGCACGTCTTCGAGTTCTGGGATGGCTCCGCGTGGACCGCCATCGCTACCGCCGGCTTCCTCTCGGACATCCCGGGTCGCGCTGGCGTCATCGCCGCGGGT